CTAGCGGGCATCGGTTGGCGGCGTCAGCAGATAGCCGAGCCCCCGCACGGTCTGGATGATATCCACTCCGAGCTTCTTGCGAATGCGGCCGACGAAGACCTCGATGGTGTTGGAGTCGCGATCGAAGTCCTGATCGTACAGATGTTCGACCAGTTCGGTGCGCGACACCACGCGTCCGGCATGGTGCATCAGATAGGCCAGCAGGCGATACTCGTGCGAGGTCATCTTCACGGCATTGCCGTTGACGCTCACCCGTCCGGTGCGGGTATCCAGCACCACGGGCCCGCAGGTCAATTCGCTCTGGGCATGGCCGGTGGAGCGGCGCAGCAGCGCGCGCAGCCGCGCCAGCACCTCCTCCATGTGAAATGGCTTAGCAACATAGTCGTCGGCGCCGGCGTCGAAGCCCTGCACCTTGTCGCTCCAGCGGTCGCGCGCGGTCAGGATCAGGACGGGCATGATGCGGTTGTTGCGTCGCCACGCCTCCAGCACCGAGATGCCGTCCATCTTCGGCAGCCCGATATCCAGCACGACGGCGTCGTAAGGCTCGCTGTCGCCGAGATAGTGACCCTCCTCGCCGTCGAAAGCCCGATCCACCACATAGCCGGCGTCGGACAGCGCCGCGGTGAGTTGCCGATTGAGGTCCGGATCATCTTCGACGACTAGCAGGCGCAAAGCAGTCTCCGTCATTCGAGGGGTGGCCGACTGCCACCCATGCCATTATCAAACCGCATCAGGGTGAATGACGGCTGAACGATGGCACGGAAACGGACGGAATCGGCTCGTCGGCGCCCCACGCCAAGCCCACGTGAGCAAGTTCTAGCCCGCTTTCTTCCGCACCCCTTTGACGAGCCGCTCAAGCACGCCCGGTGCATCCTGGCCGGTCGCCGCGCAGACTTTTTCGCGGGTACGGCCGCTGATGTACACGCCGAGCACCCCGAAACGAAAGCCCCAATAGGTGACCAGCAGCATGCTGGCCTCCACCAGCGCATTGATGGTCTGCAGGTCGCCGGTCCAGAACTCATGAACCAGCACGCTCCACAATGCGGCGCATTCGAACGTCAGTTCAAACGCATAAAGCGGGCGCCACCAGCGCTGAACGACGTCATCGCTGGCGATTTCGGCGCGAATGGTGCTTTGGGTTTCGGCGATCGCGGTCCGCTGCGTTTCGGCCTCGGCGCGGATCGTCTCGACCCAGCGCGCCTCCGCTTCGGCCACTTTTTCCGGATTGGCTGTCGGCAATGCCGCCATCACGTCGCGTGGTGTCGCCGATGAAGTGCCGAGCACCGTTGCGAGAATCTGGCCGGCGGCCCCGCCGAGCGGCCCGCCCAGTGCCGTTCCGAGCATCGGCGCGCCGAGGCCGATCACCTGTTTGGCGAGATCGTTCCAATCCATGTCATGCCCTCCTGAACAGGCGTGCGAGCGCGGCCGCGACGGCCATGAAAAAAGCCGCCCTGGCGGGCGGCTGCGCAGATGATGCTTGTTGTTGCGGATCAGGCGGCGGCTTGGCCGCAACGCCGAACGCGATGCCGCTGTCCATCGCCATCATCGTCTTGATCAGCCCTGCGCAGCCGAGCTGCTTGTCGATTGCGGTCGGATCGTAAACGCCGTCCCGCACGTATTTCCCGGCGACATACTGGTTCGTGCCTGCCCAAAGATATGGCGACGGCACACCCTTTGTCGCATAACCGAGACCGTTGTAGCGCTCGAGCATGGTCAACGTGCCGCCGACCGACCAATCATCGTTGCGCGCGGCGTAAGGCGCGCAGTTGACCAATGCATCGACCGCCGCGTCTTCCCACGAGGCGAACGGGCCTCTGCCCTTCGGCACATGGGTCGAAACCCGATCCCACGGATCGCCCTGCGCCAGGCTTGCCTTCCACGATTGCGAGGACTCGCGCTGATGAATGACGGCGACGACATACCACGGTACGCCGGTTCTCGCTTCCACCGCCTGATAGCGCGGCTTCGCTGCGATCAAGCGCCGTGCCGTTGCCTCGAACGGACGCGTCAAGGCGGCGCTCTGCCAGCGCGCGGCATTCCACCGCGCAAGCTTTTCAAGATTGATCATGTGACATTCCCTATCGGTCCGCTTCAGAGAAAGGCGGGGTATGGCGCGCGTCCTCGATCATTCACGCCAGCCGGATCGCGGTGAGAATGGTGTCCTTGCCCAGCGCGGACCCGTTGGCCCTGATGATCCCGGTCGGCGCGGTGAAGTCGCGCACGCTGACACGTAGATTGCCGGCGGGGTTGGTGATGACGCCCGCGAGGGTGATCGCGTCATAGGCGGCGGGGGCTGCCGTGCTGGTGATCGCCGTCGCGATCACGTTGGCGCCGTCCCACAATTTCGCGGCGAAAGTGGCGGCGGCGCCGGTATCGCGCAAGGTCACGGTCGCGATCACGAACCACGTCCCCGCTGTCCCCTGCGCCACCATCGGCCCATCGAAATAGGCCGAGGTGTCACTGAGCGCGACATCGGCGGCCAGCACGTTGGTAACGGACACGCCGAGGCCGAGATTGCTCCGCGCCTTGGCCTGCTGCGCGGCGCTGAGTGATTGATTGTCGGTTCGGACAAATTCGTTGCGTGGCTTCGTCGCAAGGCTCGCGCGGGCCGCATCCGGTATCTCGCTTCCGGGCAGGCTGATGACGTTTCCGATGTAGAACACGTCCGATGTCGCACCGACACCGTTGGTGGTGCCGCCGGCTCCGGAATAATCCGCGCTCGCCCACGCGCCAGATGGGCCGACCCGTGATGCACCCGCCGCGAGGCAGATCGAGATCAGCATGCCGGCACTGGTATCGGTCGCCCATGTTCCGGATGTATCGCCGACGATACCCGACAGCGCCACCCATTGCGGCGTATCCGCCGCCGTCACCGTAAAGCTGAATGGATAAGAGCGCGACTTGTCGCCGTTCCGGATCGAGCCGGAATAGGTGCCGGTGCGATGCGCGCGAAACCAGAACCCGAGCGATTGCGCGCAGGCTGCCGCAGTGCCCAGCGCGAGTTTTGCCGATTGCAGGCCGGGCACGGCGAGCACGCAGGTGAGTTCGTCATTGCCGCCGAGCGACGCCTGTCCGGCAGATACCGCGAACTTCACCGCATAGCGCCCGCCCGCAAAGGGCGACGGCACCTGCTGCACGGCCGCGACGAAAGATCCGCGATAGGCAACCGTCACGCCATCCACGACCGCGGCGCTCTGCAATGCAGCGGTGGCCGTCAAGGCAATGGCGGTGGCGGAGGATTCCGCCCCGCCCTCGAAGCCGCCATTGGAGACCATATTGAGCGCCGCGAGCGCGTCGATCGGCGCGGCCTGCAGTTGCGCACGCGTCGCCGCCGGATCGTCGAAACCTTTGAATGCCACCCTCGCGGTATTGCGGTCGATGACGAAAGCGTCCTGCCAGCTTCCGCCGTCCGGCGACACCTTGAGATGAAAGTTGTCGTCGCCGGTCAGTCCGAACTCGGCGCGACCCGAATAAGCATCGGAGAAAAACACCGATGCGGTGTGAGCGGAGGTCTCCTTGGCGATCTGCACCCGCGCATCGCCACTGCCGCCATCCGCCGCGGCAATCGCCGCGAACAGCGCCGAATTGGATTTGACGCTGAGCAGGTTGGGATCATCGGCCGCGGTGTTGACGCCGAGACGGCTGACGTTATTGGACGTCGGCGACAGCATCTGCCATGTCGTGCCGTCGAAAACGAAGATCGAAGCATCCGCGATCGACCACAGGCACCAGCCGGCCTTCGGCGCGGTGAAAGCCCATGCGCCGTCCTGCCACACGGCAATCGCGTTGACGCGTCCCGCCCACGCGCCAGTCGCGCCGCTCGCCACAACATAGCGATCGCCTTCCGCGGGTGATACGGGCGGCGCGGTGCGCACCATATCCGTGACCGCGATCTGCACCACCGTATCGAGGATGCGCAGGGCGTCGTTGTGGGTCACATGCTTCTGTGCCTGACCGCCCTCGATGAAGGGCAGCCCCAAGTTCACTGTCTCTGTCATGATCGCTCAAAGAGTGAGAGTGCGTTCGGTCGGAAAACCGGCGCCGACGGTGCCGGAGAGTTGCGCCACGCGGACGCGCAGGCTGTGTTGCGCCGCGCCGAAATCAGCCAGTTCGTCGGCATTGGCATAGAGCGCCGATGCGCTGTCGCAGGCGATGCTGCGCACCACCGAGCTGCCGGAGAGAATCTCGAGCCGATAGGCCTCGATATCCTCGCCGAGCGGCACTTCGGCATTCCAGCTGTCGCCATCGATGCGGGTCCGCCGCATCCAGGACAGATGGATCCCGTCGCTTCGTCGAACGGCCCTCAGATGTGCCGGAGCCAGCGACCGCAGCGCGGTTGCACCCGGTGTCACCACCAGATCCACCGCGGCGATATCGTCATGATTGCGATTGGCTGCAGCAATGCGCAGATCGAGCGACCGGTCCAGGGCATCGAGTCCGCGCGCGAGCGGCATCAGGTTCCGATCGAGGACGACGAATGGCGCGCCGGCATCGAGCGTGTCGGTGATGGCGTGCTCGCTGCCGGCCTGGCCACGCAGCAGCCGCGAGAGACGATAGACGTTGCCGTCGATCAGTTCGGCCTGCGCGAACTGAATGATCTCCCAAGCGCCATCGGGATTGCGGACCGCCGCGGCATTGCCGCCATCCAGCACGCCGGCATCTGACGCTGAAGTCAATGCGCCGCCATAAAGGCGGACGCGAAAGCCGGCCGCATTCCAGCAGGCCGGCGCGCCGCGCGGCAGCGGGTCGAGCGTTTCGCCCATCGTCGCCGGTGCCGCCGCCGCCAGCATCGGACGATAGCCGGCCCCATCAGCGGAGCGCCACACCGTCATCGACCCCGGCCACGGATTGGCGAACACCGCGAGCCATGTGAGTATCGGCGGTTGCGTTGCATCCAGCGACGGCAGATCGAGCGACCATGCCAGCGGTGGCCCCAATGCCCGCGGCATTGTAGCGGGCGTCCGGCGCGGCGGCAGCAGCGGCACCGCGAACACGTCGGGATCGATGCTGCGCGCGGTGACCTGGCGCGACTGCGTGTCCACCAGCGCATCGATCTCGAACAGCCGCCGCCGGCCGCCGAGGGTCACCGCCACGACATCGCCCGGCGTCAGCGCCAGATGACGCATGCCGAGACCGCAGGCGAGACTTTCGCGGCCGGCCCAGAGGTCCTGCAGCCAGATTTCGGCGCGCCGCGTCATTGCCGCATCGCTGCTGACCACCGCGAGGTCCGAGCGGACGGTGCGGCTGGCGCCGCCCACCAGCCGTCGCGACGTGACAGCGGAGCGCCGGTAATCGATCGCGGCATCGGTGAAGCCGAACGTGGCCTCGCGCGGCAGCTCGGTTTCCTGCGCGCGCGTCAGCTGCGTCGCCGCCCCTTCGCCCGGCAGCACCAGATCATCCTCGTTAAACTCCGCCACCGGGGCGCCGCCCCGCTGACGAAAGCGCAGCGTGCCATCGGCTGCGGTGGCATCGAACGCGTAGGCGGCCGCGAGCGGATCGATCATGGCACGCGGCGTCATCGGCCGGTCGACGACGTAGCCCTCGCAGCTTTCGCGCAACGCCGCGCTGTCCGTATCGGTCACGCCCGCGTCATCCAGTATCGTCGCCACCAGCGCATCGAGCGGCGCGCCGCCCAGGCGGCCGGTGAGCCAGTGTCCGGTCTGCCAGTTCGGTCCGTCGCTCCACACCGCCTCGGCGGCGGGAAACAACGGATAGGGTCGCGCATCCCAGGTCCACAGATGAATCGCGGAGACGTCGATCATGCGCCCGTCATAGAGCGGCGACACCGGATTACGCGCCTCGGCGGCGCCGAAGGCCGGATCGAACGCGCCGATGAACGCCTCGAGGAAACGCCGCTGCATCAGGTCGTCGCGCGTGCCGCTGGAAAAATACGGCGCGAAATTTTCCGACGATTTCGGATCGGGGAATACGCTCGGCTGATTGGCGCCCTTGTCCACCGCCGGGCAGCCGACCTCGGTGATCCAGATCGGCTTGCTGCCCGGCACCCATACCGTGGGCACCGGCAGTTCGACGCCGCCGACGCGCTCATGATGCGCATTCGCCCACCAGTTCCAGAGATCCTTGACGCGGAATGTCCACGGCTTTCCGAGCCCATCGGTGATCGGCAGCCGCGCCTGCGCCGCCCGCGCGGCCGCGTCGGCGTAGTACCAGTCGTAGCCTTCGCCCGCAGCGACGTTGCGCGCCAGGTAAGCGAGATCATAGGGCGACGACGCGAGTTCGGAATCCAGATGCGCGGCCTGATCGCGCCAGTCGGCGAGCGGCGCGTAGTAATCGATGCCGATCACATCGATGTCCGGCGAGGCCCATAACGGGTCGAGCGGGAAGCGCACCTCGGACGCGCCGGCATCGACCACGTCGGAGCCGTATTCGGTCCAGTCGGCGCCGTAGGTCACCTTGGTCGCGCCGCCGACGATGGCTTTGACCTCGGACGCCAGCGCCACCAGCGCGTCGACCGCCGGATACTCACCTGCCCCGGCGCGCACCCGCGTCAACGCGCGCAGCTCCGAGCCGATCAGGAACGCATCGACGCCGCCGGCCGCCTGCACGAGTTCGGCATAATGCAGCACCATGCGCCGATAATTCCATTCGCCGCCGGTGAAGAACTGCGCGACCTGCGCCGCCGCCGCCGACGTGCCCTGCGGCGTTCCCGGCTGTCCCGGTGCGGGATCGCAGGTGATGCGGCCGCGCCAGGGATAAGGTGGCTGCGCCATCGCGCCGGTCCACGGGTCGGGAAGACTGTTGTCCGCCGGAATATCCATCATCACGAACGGATAGAACGTCACCTTGAGACCGCGCGCCTTCAGCTCGGCAATGAGATGCACCACGCTGTCGTCGGACGGCGTGCCGCCGTAGGCAGGACGTCCCGCGACTTGCGACACCACGTAAGCATGTTCGCGCGTGACGCCGTCCACCGTCCAGCTGCCGCCGGTGGTCTGCTTCACCGTGTTTTCGACGCCCGGCCGCACCGTGCAATGGCCGGCGCGCAGATCGTCGCCGAACCATGCCGCCACCACGGCGACACGCTCGAGATTCGGGCAGCAGCCCTGCAGATCATCCAGCGCCGCCTCGATATCCGAGGCGGCATGCGCGACATGACGATTCTCGTTGGCCGATTGCCCCGGTCCCAGCACGACCACGACGGGCGACGGCTCATAGCCGAATTCCGTGGTGCCGGGGATCAAAGTCACCGCGCGCACCATCTTTTCCAATCGCCCGACCGGACGAATGATCTCGAACGAGAGTTGCGGCAGCCGGTTGCCGAAATCCGCCAGCGGCAGCCGCTCGAACACGACATAGGCGGTGCCGCGATAGGCCGGCGCATTGACGGCGCCCTCGCGCGCCACGATCAGATCGTCGGCGGCCTGATCCTCGCCGCCGCGATGCACACGGATGGCAAGACTGGACGTATCCAGCAGCTTGCCGTCAGCCCAGATGCGGCCGACGCGCGCGATCTCGCCGTCGCACAGCCCCACCGCGAAATTCGCAAAGTAACTGTAGGTCGTCGTCGCGGTGGTCGGGCCGCCGAACAAACCGCCCTTGCCGCCGGACGAGGCGGTGTCGGTGGAGACGACTTCCTCGAGCGGCGTCGCCCAGATCACCTGGCCTGACAGTCGGGTGCGGCCATAGACGCGGGGAATCGGCGCGCCTTCAGTCGAGGCCATCACATCGAGATCGGCGAGGCGCGGCCCGCTCGCGGTGCGGTTGCCGGCGCCGAACACGGTGCGATCGATGGCGTTGCCGACCAGCGCGCCGGCGATGCGGCCGGCGATGGCGCCGACCGGACCGAATGCCGCGCCGACAGCCCCGCCCGCGATCGAGAGCACAAGCGCGGCCATCAGTCGATTACTCCGGGAAAGGAAAATGCGTAGGCGAGACGCCGGCGCCACCACGGCGCCAGCGCCACTTCGCACACCGCCGCGCCGTCATGCGCATGGATCATGGTGCCGTCCTGCGTGGCGATGGCGACATGCTTGGCGACGTAACCGGCGCGCCAGCGAAACAGCAGCACATCACCGCCGCCGAAGGCGCCGCGCGGCACCGGCACGAGATGGCGCAGCGCGGCTTCGGCCAGGGCCTCCTCGCCGCGCGCCTCGGCCCAGTCCGGCGCGTAGGGCGGCGGCGGCTCAGGCTCGGCGCCGATGCAGGCGCGCCACACGCCGCGCACAAGGCCGAGACAATCGCAGCCGACGCCTTTCACCGATGCCTGGTGACGATAGCGGGTGCCGATCCACGCGCGCGCCTCGGCGACGATCGCGTCGCGGGTGATGGGAGACATTGCCGTTTGTCCTTGATTTAACGATGACGCCATGGCGGTCGTCCCCGCGAAGGCGGGGACCCTGACCCCCTGGCGCCAGTTGTGATGACATGAACTGCCCTGGGTGATGGGAGCCGAATTGCTGCGGCGTATAGGTCCCCGCCTTCGCGGGGACGACGGGTTTCGTGCCGAAAGTTCGTCCACAAAACGAATTTCCGATCAGGCATCTCAGGACAATGTCGTCGCGTCAGTCATAGCCACTGCCGCAAGTGGTGCTGCTCATATCGTCACCCTCCGCCCGGCTTCGGATAGCTCATGACGAAGTCATTGCCGGGAATATGCGGGAAGCCGCGGAAATTGAGCGTATTGGCGAAGCGGTCGCGACAGGTGGCGAAGATCTTGTCGCAGCCGGCCGTCGCCACGAAGGTATCGCCGCTGGCGATCGGCTCCGCCATCACCTGCCACAGCGACAGCACGGCCTGTCCTGCATCGAGGCGATGCTCCTTGATTTCCACCGACAGTCCGGCATTGGCGCCGCCCGTCCATGTCAGTCGCCCGGCGCTGAAATGGCCGGCCACGATCCCATCGAGACCGGACACGACGATCATCGAGGTCCCGCGCAATGCGCTCACCGCGCCTGCGCGGCGGTGGGCGGCGCCAGTCAGATCGACACGGCACCGCGCGTCACCGAGGTCGGCGGTGCAGCGCGCGGTATAGTAGCGGCCGCTCTCCTGCGACAGCAGATCGGCCAGTCCGCGCAGTTCGGCGGTGAAGGCCTGCCCTTCCCGCTTCACTTCGCCGAGCGTGCCACGCGCGGTGAGAACGCGCAGTTCGGGTTGGCTCCAGTCCACCAGCCAGGTCTCGATCCGAGCGGCATCGTACCGGCCGGCGGAGAGGTCGGCCTCGGTCAGCGATGCGTCCGCCAGTGCACCGGATATCTCCGCGCCGGTGACCGACAGATCGAACCTGCTGGCGGCCTCCGACGCGGCGAAACCGGTGCCCGCACGGCAGATCACGCCGTCCAGCGTGATGTCCTCGTCGTGGTCGGTAAAGCCCTGCACGGTGCCGTCGCGCCGCCTCAACACCCAGCAGCGCGCCAGCGTGGTCACGCCGCTATCGAGCTTCGCCTGAAGCGCCGGAGAGATGGTGCGCATGGTTAAACCTTGATCTCGACCAGCGGAATTTTCGGAATCGCACCGGCGGCAAACGCCGACAGATCGACTTCGAGATAATCGGTGTCGAACCGCACGGGCACGTCGAACTGAAAGCCGGCCGTGATCGCTTGCCCCGCCGCCGGGATATGGCCGGCAAGAAACGTCACGATCCCGGTCGTCGCATCGACGGTGAACGCAGCGCCGCCAACCGCCTCGGCATGATCGACGGCGATGCGCACGCTGCCAGCCACCGGCTTGACGATCGCCCGCTGATACGGCGCGAAACCGCCGCCATAGGTCTTCACCAGCTGGAATGTCGCGGTCGTGCCGTCGCCGGTGCCGATGCCTTGATCGAGCGGCGAAATCACCGCGCCCGTCGCGGCGGATGTCGCATCAAGCCGGTCACGCCAGCGGAAGCCGTAGAGCCGTCCGCGCCGCTCCTCGAAAAACGCGACCACGCGCTGCAATTCCGCCAGCGTCTTGACGCCATAGCCGGCATCGAAGCGCCGCCGCGAATGCGCCCAGCGCGCGTTGCGCTCCTCGCGGCCCGAGCCGAACGAAACGATATCGGTGCGCCGCTCCGGCCCGCCGGCGCTCTTCAACGCCACGTCGAGCGGAAACAACACCTCGTGAAATGCGGTCATGGCAATCCCTGGCGACGCATCGTCTCCCGGCGCGGTGCAGCTCTTTACGATGCACCGCAGAGCCGGGCCCCGTTGCGATGGTTACGTCTGTGGGGACCCGGATCAGCGAAGCGGCACGCTGCTGAAGCAGCGCACCGCATCGCGTCCGGGACACATGCGTTGATGCTCCTCACAGGCTCCGTTGCCCGCGCGCCACGGCGCGCGCGATCTGGCCGGTGATGTAGCTTTCCGAGCGGCGAAAACTCTCCACATCCGGCGTCGCGATCTGCACCGTGATGGTGTTACCGCCGCCGCCGCCGCTGACGCCGAGGCGACCATCAGGCCCGCGCTTCAACGGCATGATCGCCTCCGGCCCCGCCTCGCCGGCAAGCCCGACGCCGCCGCCGAGCAGCGGAAAGTAGGTCGGCGTGCCGATGACGCCGCCGGTCGCGAACGGCTTTACCGCGCCCCCCGCGGCGACCATCGATGCCGTCGATGTGGTGCCGCCGATTCCGGTGAGCCCTGACAGCAGACTCTCGATGCCGCCGCCGAGCGCGCTGGTCAGCGGCTTGAACGCGAGACGCACCGACAGGTCGGACAGCCGCAGCGCCAGCGACTTCAACACATCGTCGAATTGTTTGCCGCCGCTGATCGACGTGGAGAACGCCGAGGTCATGGCGCGCGCGAAACTGTTGGCGCTGCCGGCGAGATTCCGCGTCTTCAGCTCGAGGCTGTCCAGCGTGAGCGCGGTATCGAACAGATCGGCGTCATTCGCCATCGGTCATCTCCTTCGCGCGGTCCGGGAATTGCCGCATCAGTTCGTCGAGGCCGCCGCGGTCGAGCGGCGCGGTGATCGGCCCGCGTATGGCGGCGATCGCGAAGGCCAGTTCGCGCGGCGTCATGCGCCAGAAGGCATCGGGCGACAGGCGCAGCACGCCGAGACCGAAGCCGATCGCCTCGCGCCAGGGGAAGGGCTGCCGAGACGGCGTCATCGCGTGACCTCGCCGCAGCCATCGTCGAATGTCGCGGCGATCAGATCGGCGGCGATCCTGACATAGCCGGTGATGCTTCCCGGCGCTGTCATCGCCGCCACCTCGTCGTCGCTCACCGCCTCGCCGGCGCCGCGCAGGCCGGCCGCGATGATGCGCACGAGATCGCGCGCGCGCATTCGCCCGGTGCCGAAGCGTTCGGCCAGCGCCGCGAGATCGTCGGCCCCGAACGCGGCTTCGAGTTCGGCCAGCGCGCCGAGCGTCAGCACCAGCGTGCGGCGACGCCCGCCCAGATCGGCCTCGATCTCGCCGCGGTAGCGATTGGACAT